TCAACAACAACATCAAGTTCAGTATTTGATGCCAAAACAGGAGACTGGCCGTCTGCTACTCTCCATGACATAGAAAACGGAACAATTTTTGCAGCAGTAGTAAATCCAGAAAGCGCACCAGTGCCAGAAGAGGCACTGGCTGCTATGGTTACGCTAACTGTTTGTACTTTTACAATATCCATAATTTAGTCGTTCAAAGTTCTTGACGTGATAATGATATTAATCTGACGATTATCATTATCAATTCGGTATTCATGGTTAGATTTAAAATGGTCCCTTGCTGTTGGTTCGTCAGTTCTTATATAAACAATAGCATACCCATTAACAAAATCTGCAACTGTCGGCGTAGTCCCATTATAAAATATAAAGTTAGGAGCATTGAATGAACTAATTTTATCACCTGTTTTATTGAACAATTCTATCCCAACAGCAACACGGTTGTTCGGCTCACCTGTCGTCTTATCGTATTGATTTAAAATAACAGTGTCAGGAAAATTATTAGCTATTGTTGGCAAAGAGTTCTCCCCACCAGAAAATGAGTCGTTATGTCTGATTTTTAGCCGATACCTAAAATCATCAATAGGAGTATCAACGTTCCATGTTGTTTGGGTGTCTTCAGGATCAGCCCAGCTTCCAATTTCTCCGGATTCATCAAAATTAACCTGCCACTTTGGAATGCCGGTATGCTCATCAATAGTTAAGTCATTAATCAAACTATTATACTGGGCTTCAGTAATTTGGGATACTTTTGTATTTTCATTCTGTTCAATAGCAGCCTTCATTATAGCAAAGCTTGCGTAATTAGAATCAAACTCAACTGATCTTATTACATTTTTGAGATTTCTCCATACTCCGGAGCCATCTGCTTTATTGTAGATACGTTCTTCATCACAAACTGTTACCCATAAATCCATTTTACCCTCCTTTATAATGTTTAATTACTCTTCCACTGGAACGAGCACATGGTCAGTCCCGTCCATTACATGTGGCGTGTTATCTTTATAAGCTATTACAAAATATCTTGCATCATCATCCCAAAGGCCTGTAAAGCTATAATTTCCACTTGAATCACTTTCGTCAAAAGCCATCCATACAGCCCCGTTACCGTCAGGATTCATCTTGTAAAGATGGCAATCGCAAATTCCTAAGACACTACCTGTCTTATCTTTTGTAACTCCTTCAAGTTTATAATTTACTGATATCCCACTTATTTCTGATTGAACATCAGCCAAACTTGTTCCATAATAATTAAAATGAAGAAAAGCTATAGTTACTTTTCCTCCAGCAGGTACAGAAAGCCACTTATGGTAAAATCCAAAATTTTCAGCAACTGTTGTACTCCAATCTGCTATTGGAACAGGCCAGATAGCGTAAGGACTACCTGCTATTATAAAAGCGTCCGCTGTAAATACCCCATAAGTAGAAGAATCAAGATTCTGAAATATAACTCCTGTTGTTGCAAACGCCGTATCATCATACGCAAATATATAAGGATAATTTAAACTTATTATCTGCTCTTCTGCATCTACAGCAGCATCTGAAGAGGCATCAGCATATCTGCCCCTATCATTTGTTTCTCTATCTGTACCTAACCACTGCTCACGCTGCCAAACAAATGGATAGTCGTGAGAAGATGAATCATTATTTGTAAATTCATAAACATTACGAATATAAGGAACTCCTGATTTAAATACCTGCGTTCGTTTGCATGATATACCGGTTATTACCTGTTGTTGCCAGTTTGTAGGGGAAGAACTAACCTCTACGACAAGTTGATCATTGTCTTCGTGAATTAAAAATGTTTGCCATGTATCTGCCCATTTTATATTTGAAGCATAGGAGCCAGAGGCATCTGTTCTTATTGTATCATCAACATGAACAGCGGCACGCTCCATACAATCTGTAGTAATATCATCATTACCAGGTCTATGCGCTCTTGTCTCTGCCTGCATTCCTGTTTGATTATGACCGCCTCCATAAACTGAAGTGGTTAAATACTGATTTGCTATAAACAAACCATTATAAAATAACCTTGTGCCAATGTCCCCTGTGTTAACCCTATCGAAACGGGTTGCCCAAAGATCGGTGTCTGAATCAAATGTAATATCAACATCTACTTCTGTTGTTGTAATAGAAGCGACTTGAAGGTAAAGTGTGTGGGAGGTTGAATTCCACCACCAAGCATTAGAGGTCGATTCTGCACTTCCTCCAGACACTGCCACAGTATCAAATTTAACTGTTATGTTTGAAATACTTGCTGTAGATGGAAGAAAAGGAATAGCTATGGCGCAGTTTGATCTGGCCTGATCTGCATAGATTACAAAGTCAGAAATTGACCATTCCCAATGATCTGTATCCCACGTGGGAACAGGATCACAATAATCATAAGCTGTTCCTTTAGATGTTTTTCTACGAGTAATATAAGTTGTAAAAGAGGTTCCACCAGAATAATCAACAGGAGTAAAATCCGCCGTATCAGATAATTGTACTGTTACTGTGAAAGAACCTGTAGTAGGGTCAGCACATCCATTTCCTAAATTAGACCCGGGGTATATTACTCCTTCAAATCGATCATTGCCCGAATGCCAAGTCATAGGAACATAAAAAGTTTCTGCTGCTGGTGTAACTACTTTAGCACGACAATATTGATAAACCTCTTCGTCGATAACACCTTGATCAAGATAAACAGGAATAGCTCCACACCAGCTATCAACTGATTTGCCGACTGAAGCAATAACATCACTGGACCAACTAATAACAATGGCACCATCTTCTCCATCATTACCGTCTGTGCTTAATGATGAAAGTTTAGCTCCACCATCACCTGTACCAGCTTGATAATCTGGGTCTCCTTGACCAGCTCCTACTGCTCCTACTGCCTGTGTGCTAGTTGTGTCGGTTCCGCTGACATAATTTGAGCCACCGCCACCACCGCCGCCGCCAGCACTTCCAGCAACGGAACCGCCGCCGCCGCCGCCGCCATAACGTCCGCTACCGCCGCCACCGCCGCCAGCAAAGTTGGCAGTTACTATGCTACCGCCGTCACCGCCGTCAGTAGTACCACCATTAGCCTCACCGCCATTTCCTGTAGCAGCGCCAGAATTTCCACCATTACCGCCGCTAAGGGCACCTCCTGCGGTTCCGTCTGACCCGCCAGTACCTAACGCCCCGCCAGCCGATGTAGTTCCACCCCCACCACCAGTAGCTGTACCAGCATCACCTCCTGCACCACCAGTAGCACCGCCACCTACACCTCCAACACCAGATGCTGCATTAGAGTTATCACCTCCGCCGCCACCACCACCGCCGCCAGCAATAATCAAAGGTGTTGCACCTCTATAAACAGAAGATCTACCGCCGCCACCACCACCTGCACCAGTAGATACCCAAGTACCACCTAAACCTTTACCTCCTATATGTAATGTCAACGTTTCAAGAGGTGTTACTGTAATTGTACCTTTAGCAAATCCACCTCCTCCACCTCTTTCACCGAAAGCGTTAGCCAAAGCATCATCAGATGCGCCACTACCACCACCAGGACCAAAAGCTTTAATTGTGATAGATGTTACACCTGCTGGAACCGGAAAAGAATCAGCGCCTGGAGTTGTAAAAATTTGCTGTGCCATAATATTACTCAGCTCTCATTACTGGTACTCTTAAATGAATTTCTATTCTATCAGTCTGGACCGGCTTTGCCACAATCATCCAGAAAGCTGTTGCTTGAGGATCTTGTACCAGATCACTGTCGCTATTGAAAAAAATACTTCTTCCAATTGTCCAATTCCAACCTGAATATACCAACCTGCCAAACTTTTGAACCAAAATTTGATTCCCTATAGCAGCAGCACTTAATGAAACTCCTACTACTCTATTAAGATGAGTTATATCCATATGATCTGCAAGTATTATTTTACCATCATCATTAACAGCCACTACTTTCAGAGCTGTTGGTATAACCTCAGCCGCTTCATACACTTCGGTGCCTAATGATCCTGTGCTATTTTTAAGAGCAAGAGCACCAGATACCAGTTCAAAATCATCAGTACTGTAATTTAAAACTATATGCTGTTGACCATTATCAATTTCAAGCGGAGCATCGACAGTTGCCGGCATATGGTCATTAAAAAACGGGAGCGTACTGCCAGTCTGTCCTTCATCAGAAAGTGGGATTTCAGGTATGTTATCTGTATCTATAAAATATTCATTGTCGTCCGGATTTAACTCCTCAAGAGTGAGAAGTTGACTAAGTATATAATTTTGTTTTGAAAGGATTTGAGCGTCTTGGCTAACCCTTGGAAGTTTTGTAGTTTCGACATGAGATATAACATATCGCTTATTATCATCTTGATTTACAATTAAATCTTTTGAACGGACCAATGGATAATTTGACAGTCGAGCCCTTTTTGTATCGTAAACGTTTTCCCATTCTTTTTGAGAATCAACTTTCTTAGGGTCTGAGTCAAATGATATTTGAATTATAATTGGCTGATAGTACCCAACGACATACCCAGTTCCATTACATGTGTCGCAATGGGTTTTTGTGCGCTGTTGGCGTTGAACTGACCAGCATGTTGGACATCTTGCACCGAAACTTTTTCGTTTAATAATAATACACGGCTCACCATGGTACATTGAATATAGAGTTTCTTCAGCATGACGCATGGTCTCATGGTGGCCATCACTGTACATGCCAATGTAAACAATGCTTGAAAAGAAATTAATATCTTCATCAGCTTTAAAAATAGCAAGAACTTTATAGTAACGGTCTTTGTTAAAATCATATTGTAAATGCTGGTGATCATATACAAGCGGGCCAACAGCACCATCTATTTCAATTGGGTCATCATTTTCATCGGTAACCGGCAAAAAACCTGATGCAGGATCGAAAGCCCAATGAATCTGAAACTTCCAGTCATCAACAGATTCCCCACTACCTGGAGTCATGTCCCATTCTACGTAGAATGTGTTATTTTTAGTTTTTACAACTTCAGTAATTGAAAATTGCATACACAGACCACCTTAAAGCTTATACTATATATATTATAATATAGTATAAGAGTTGTCACTTATCAATTATAGAAAAGGGGCAGAAAAGATATTCCACCCCTTTTACACAATTCAAACAAACTGGTTAGTCAATTATATCTGACCAGCTTTTGCTAATTGAATAAGTTTTGAAACTGTTGCTGTATCCATCATTTGGCCATTACCGCCAGCAGGTACCGGTAAAGAGTTTGCTTGTGGGGCCAATGCAGTCTGCTGTCCTTTATCAGGTAAATTAACACCCATAGCTGGTGTGGCAGCGACAGGCGGAACTATATCGTTTGCAACCGCTTCTTCAGGGGTTTGTCCTGGTGCCGCAGGAACAGCTGTTGCTCCAGCTGCAGCTCCTTCTGCCGGAGGAATTGGCGGAACACCTTCTGGTGGCATACCTTCTGGTGGTACGACTCCTGGTGGCATGGCTTCAGGTGGTGCCGATGCGCCAGCAGAACTTCTTGCTGCAGCTTCAGCAACACCTGCCGCAACCTGACCGGCTATTCTGGCAACCATATCTTGAGCATTTGGATCCCCTGTTGCTGCTGCTGCCATTGTATCCTCTCCAACAAATGCTCTTGCGGCATTTGCTCCAGCAACTTCAGGAGTTACTATACCACTATTTCCAGGAGGAGCTGAAGCAACTGGAGGAACTGGAACATTAGGAGCCACTACAGCTTCTTCTTCTTGTTTCTTTTCAGCTGGTTTTTTTTGTTCTTTTTTTGTTTCTTCCTCTTCAGCTGGAATTTTTTCATCAAAATCAGTAGGTTCATCGGCTGCAGTTTTTACAGCCTCATCAATTAATTTTCTGAATTTTGAACTTACTGCAGCGAGTTTTATGATATCTTCAATTTCCAGAGCTTTCATGCATACTCCTTTGCTACATTATTGTATTTGGCTTTAATGTGCGTGCCCCAGTGTGTAAATAAGCATAAGGGGAAGCGACGCCGCCCCACGCACCAGATATGTTAATTGCAATTTTATTATTTTTATAAGCTGAAATTTCCATATCAGTCATACGATATAGAATTTGCAGCATTTTTAAATATCGATCACCATCAGAAATTTTTACTGTCACACCGCCATTATTGTATGTTAAATCGTTTCTTGCCATTACGATACTGTTTGATATCAAGCACTCTATTGTAGCCTGATGAATAAGCAGTGCTGGAACAGGAAACGTTTCCATAGTATACAAGCCAATTGGTGGCGGTATAGAATTTAGAAAACCAAGTGCCATATATAAATACATATCAATTTCATCAGGAGAATTCTCCTTAACAAATCTTAACAGCCTATTAAGCTGTGTATGATCCTTAATATAATTTGTCAAGTGGTCCCTGTATTCTTCAGGAGTTGGCACATATCCTCCTATTGATCAAGTGAATTGTCGTTAAGTTGTTCTGTATTTTTAATTTTAGCAGATTTTTTATATTTCTTTTCAACAGAAGCGTCATTTTTTACTTTTTCTTCTTTGGCTTTATTAAATGCTTTCTTGAATATTTCCTCGCTTATAAACTTTAAGTCACTATTATTTTTTACTACAGACTCAAAGATTGGGTCATCAAAATGTGGTGAAAATCCGCTTGGAATAGTTATAAACAATTTACTAACAATTGTCTTAACAATTTTTGTTTTACCGGAATTTGATATAAATACCATTTTAACCTCTTAGCTAAATTTAGAGATTGATATAAATTAATCCTCTTCTTCTTTTTGTTTGTTCTTGCTTTGCATGAGCATAGTTATTAAAGGAAGAGCAGCAAGACCTGCAGAAGTTGCAGTATTTGACAGCTGGTTAGCTTTATCAGATTCAATATTAAGATTTTTCTGTTCAATAATATTGCGATACGCCTTGTCTTCGCTTTCCGCTTTCATCTCTCTGACAGCAGGATACTTTCTTGCCATAGACTTTGTAATTTGATCAATCGCATTGCCCTTTGATACAGCGGGCCATATACCAGCTGATGCAATTGTAGATAATATTGGGTGCCTGAGCGCAAATCTATTTGCTGTTTCACTGGCAATTAAATCTCTGGCTTTATCTTCAAGATCGTCAGAAAGATAACCTCCAATAGAATCCTCTATATCACCCACTCTTATTTTAGATATTTTCTCCAACTCAGCATTAAAAGCATTTTCATAAGCTATTTTAATTGTTTCATTACTCATTTTTATACTAATCCCTTTTAAGAGTTTTTAAGAACGTATGCATAACCTTTTTCTTTGGCAGCTTTTAATATTTGATTCAGAATAGTTGCCTTATTAGCTTTTGATTTCACATCAATACCAATAATTTTTTCAGCAACCTCAACGAGGCGAGCTTTGGTCATACCTTCAAGAGATTCTTTAAGAGCCTTTTTGATTTCAGATTCATTTTTCTTGGCAACTTTTTTTATATCCTCTACATTCTTATCAGGAGAAGTTATTTCTACTATATCTTTATGTTTTTTAGTACTAAGACTAAAGAACGCAGCATTGCCACCAAGAGTTCTTGCATCAAATGAATCCAAATCAACAGTCTCACCAGGTTTGATCCATTTTTTCACGCGCTTGACGCCGATCAGTTTACGGACCTTTGCATTATTAGTGTACAACATAACTGTCTCCCTGTTTTGTATATTTTATTTTATAGTGTTTTTATCGTCTTTTTTCGGGCCATTATCTTTCTTATCTTCCTTCTTCTCAGACTCCTTATCGTCTTTTTTGTCAGGTTTGCCATGGCCAGATTCTGGAGTATTATTCACATCGTTTTTGAGCTCGTCTTTTTTTACGGGCTCCTTATAGTCTTCTTTTTTATCAGGCCCAGTTCCCTCTGGCCGCTCTTCCGGATTAGTTCCTTCCGGCTGTTCTTCTGAATTAGTTCCTTCAGCCTTTTTAACTTTAACTGGCTGCTTTTTCTTAACAACAGGAGTGTTTTCACCAACCTCCTCAAAGAACCTCATTGAGCCCGGGGCATGATTGATATCAACCTGGCTTAATGTGACTATTTCTTCTGGTTGTATTTTATGCCTTATCCCTTGTTTTACTACCCGCTTTACTTTTCCTGATATGTTTTTAAATTTCATGCCACCCGCTCCTCTTTAAATGTTAATAATTATAAAAAAGGCCCGACCCAACACATATGGGCAGGGCCTGTGTATAAAATCCTTAAATATTTTGCTTTACTATATGGTCAGTCCTGCATAGTAAGTGGTAATTGCTGCTAACAACGTACCATCAGTTGCGGTCTTCAAATCAGTTGATCCACCTGGGTTAACTGAACCCAACATGGTAAGAAGAGCTACAGATAAACCGTTGCCAATACCTGTTGCAATTGATTCCTTCGTCTGCCATTCAATCAGTCCAAAATTCGACTTGATTTCGAAACTTGGATCACCAAGAGCAAAGTTATGACCCAGAAAATCAGGAGAGGTAAAAGCAAACATATGACCAACTGGAAGAAGGTCGCTCTTAATGGTCTTGATTATCTTCGTACCGTGCAGAGTGTCTGAAGTGATACCATGCTGAATACGATCCTTACCGAAGTCGTCACCGGCACCGGGAAGGAAAACTGCTGTTTCAAAAGCTTCCTGGCACATCAGTATACAGGCAACTTCTTTTCTTTTCGGATCTGAACCGTTGATGCCAGCCGAAAGAACATTCTTCAGTGCAACAAGGTCTTCCTGGGCAAGAGTAAGCGAAACCGGAGTGGTTGCCTGTGGCCCAAGAACCTTACGCTTTGTTGATGCTCCAACTGCAAGAGCAGCTCCGCATAAGCGCAGAAAGTATTTGTCCTCGAGTTTCTCAAGAACAGGAACTGATTTGTCTTCGATTCTTTTGGTGATCTTGTACTGGTATGCACGAAGATCTTCAACAGTAATCTGAAAACGTTTGGTTACGAAATTGACGACAGGTATGATGTACCTTTCGCCTTTAACATACTGGCCATTAGGCTCACCAAGGTTGTCAACAGCAACCGCGGATGCGTCTGGCTCGATATCACGGATTAAATACAGAGAATTATCATTGACATTTCTCTGACAGTCAGCGACTGTAATTGGCTCTTGAGGGATTATAGCGCGAGTAAACGCGGCTTCCTGAAGTTCGGTCTTAACATACTGACGACCGGCCTCGGAGAGCTGTGCCTGGCCTTCCATTGTGCCAAGTTTCTCAAGAAA